ATTCGCCCATTCAGAACGATGGTCGCGGTATCTGCACTGATAACAATCTGAGACATTTACCGCTCCTTATTTATTGAAATTGATGATGATATCGGCACTGTGAACAGCACCAGCATTCTTCACTGCAACCTGAACAACCGGGGATTTGCGTTCCTGCCTGTCTGCGGTTGACTGGTCTTTCAGATCACCGGCCAGCACGTAATACCCGTTTTGCTCGATATTTCGCAGAAACATTTCCCGATCCCCAAAGAAGTCAGGCAGCGTCCAGGCTCCCGGATTGAACACACCAGCACGAACAAATCCGACCGTGGTCTTTTCAACACAATCCTCTAACTGATCGACACCGTAGTAGGTTTGCGGGACTTTAGTCGGCGTGGTTTTAAGGAGGTTGAAGGAATCCGTCTGCACTGCGTCAACGTAGGCCATCAGGTTATAGACGTTGTCGACAAAATCATTGGCACCGCTCGACAGCACGCAGGGAACGTCTTTAATCGTGGTGTAGATGTCGAGACCTACGCGCTTCGCTTTGTCGATCTCCGTCTGCTCATAACTTTCGGCCGGCACATTCATCGTTTTGAGGTGCAAAGTGATTGCAGTGCGCTCTCCGTTGAAATTAACGGTATGCGTGCGCGCCATATAGCTGACACCAAATTTCCGGTTGCCTGCTTTGCTGTAGAGCATGCGGAAATTACTCTGGCTGGCGAGTGTGACCGCCCATGCCGGATTAGACGGATCAACTTCCAGAGCAGCGGAGCCGGTAAACGTCTCATACACGATTACCGCGTTCGCTTTAGCCCATGAAGCGATCAACGGCACCTGCGCATCGAGAATTTTGTCGATGAAGGCCGCGCCTTTTACGTTGACCTGCGCTTTGAGTTTGCTGAGAGATTCCAGTTGGGTTTCCGGAGAAACCTCTGTTGATGCACTGCCGTTAGTCTGTGATGCGCCAGAACCCTCAGCAATCGCCAGCAGATCACCAATAAAAGAACCACCGGCGATCGCTTTCGAAAAACCAACCACAGAGTTAGCCCCTGTTGATTTGCTGGTGATTACAATACGGCTGCCATCAAAAACAACCGATGCGACCGCTGACGTGATTTTCGTCTGGATTTGGGCGATAACATCTGCCAGTGTCGCCGCCGTCATGCCATTAATTGCAGTCACATCGTGCTTCGTGCCGTCAATCTCAATACTGAATGACCAGTCAGACTTCTCACGTAACGCTGGCAGTACGACTGCCTGAGAAATCTCACCGCCACGCAGTACACCGCTGGTCGCGGGCAGAGTTTCCCCGGCAGCATTCCAGTAACCGACGATCAGCGTGCCGCCTGCGGATACCGGGTTAGGACTGGTCCCGAAAAACACATTCGCAAAAGCCGCGGTGACCGAAGAAGCCCCCCAGTCCTGTTCGACAGCAGGTGCGCTTTTGTATGAACGCCAGCGTTCAGCGGTGCTCAATACCCCCGTCTGGCTGGTCAGAATTGCGCAAACGTTGATGTTATCTCGCGCCGCCGCCCGTCCCTCTTCGAGAAGCGTCACATTAATGACGTTATTAATTGATGCCGACATTTACTTGTCCTCTAAAAATTGAAACTGCGGCGTATCGATGCGCAGTGTCTGCACGTCCCGCGCAGGGGCATACTGAACATTGAAACTCAGGTGAACACGGTTGCCGTGGGACTGTCCCAGAAGTTGCCCCACATCGATGATGTTTGAGACGGCCATGATGGTAAGTGAATGCGTGCGGCGCAGTTCGTTCGCGTGCTGGCTTTCACTCAGCATCAGGAAGCTTTCAGCGTTGACGTAAGCCTTATCCCCGTAAAACTCCAGGACAATCGCGTGGCTCACTGAGGCGCTATAAGTCATTATTTCAGCGTCACCATTAAAGCGCTGGCCTCTGGCCAGTACCGATTGAGGCAGCGAACCGTTGACCACGATATAACTGGTGGAAAAGTCAGACGCCTGCACATTCCGACGGTCGAACTTGATCAGCTGCTCGTCGTAGTCCAGAAGATCACGCACGAAACGCGCGACCGCTTTCAGGTGGTGTTGTGTCATAGCGTTGGTTCCAGTAGCGGTAGCCGGGTTTCCTCGGCGATGACAGCGCAGAATCCGTAATCCATGTAATCAGCCGGGGACACAACCTTGTAGTCCTTCCCGCCCTTCTCGATAAACTGACCGGTTTCAATTTTCAGCCGCGCATGAATCAGCAGATACTCTTTCGACCAGTCCAGGCTATCCAGCGTCAGATTCTCTTTGTTCGCGCTTTGTACCACCGCCAGAATGTCCTGGCTGCTTACGGTTACGGTTGGCTCAAAATCCACGGTTTTTTCCGTCCGTGTTTTGAGTTTTACAGGCTGTTCCCAGCCGATTAACGCGTCTCTCATATCAAGGTCTGATAAGTCGCTCACTTACGAACCTCCCATGTAATTGTTCCTCGCAATTGCCCTTTATCAATCAGGATCGCCGACGAACCTTTGGCTTTTTTCGTTGCCTCTGTGATATCTGGCCACGTGCCATACCCCGCCGTTTCAAAGGCTTTCACGCTGATATTTCGCGCCGTCGCGCCTATCAAATTTAAAGCGGTGTCAGCATCCATTCGCCCGGACCCTACGGCCTCACAAGCCTTTTCGATTGCCCGGTTAATTTCCGACTTTTTGAGGGTGAATGGAGCGCGAAGAAAGGAACGTTCAGGGAGTGTGATCTTGTGGGCTGCCGTAAAGCCGCTAACCGGCCCCATGAAGGTCTTGCGGGTGAACGTAGCCTTACCCCCTGTTGCCATATATCCGGTGCCACCTGGATGATCGATTTCAGCGCCGAATTCGTGCGCCGCCCCAATCTCGATTATTGATGTTCCATCATCATTGGTTTTGTTTTCCACCTTGCCAGCAGGCAAACCCACAGCGACGTAATGCGTTTTCATCGCCTGCAGGTTCTTCAGGTATTCGGTGGTAAGTTTTAGCGTCTCTTCCGGAGTCATAAAAAACCACTCCCTGTTAACTACCGTAGCGCCAGCACATGCACACCTACCAGCTTACGAAGTCTCAGGTACTCCTGACCGAATGAGCTTGAGCCATATCCATCATGACTGGCCCCAAACCCGGCATCGGGCGCAGAGTAGCCCAGGGACACGCCTGCAACGGATCGACTGGTGATTGTCTGGACAGGCTTGCCATTGCTACTGCCGGAGGGAGTAAGCGCGCCAGCCGCATACAGCAGATGCGCCGCTAAAGCATGAAGCCCTTGTTCATAGAGCTTGTTCCATACCTTGCGGCTCATCTGGTTTGCTGCATCCTGTAGCGCCCCTTCTATTCGAGCAGGGGCAACACTGGCGAACTCGGGGTAACGAACGGTGAAATCCATGCTACCCCCTGTGATTACTCTGCCGGAGAGGATTTGTAATCCACATACACCGCGGACTGCGGCTGTTTCCACATCGCACCACCGAAGGCAGAACGATAACCACACTCGTAGGTCAGCAGATCACGCTGTCGTGCTGCCAGCAGTTCCGGCATATGCACTTCCATTTCGACGTAATCGGCTTCGTAGGTGTAGATGGCCAGGCGGGTTTTACCCGCTTTGATACCTACCGCGTAATTGCTTGGAACTTTTACGAAGGAAATGTTGAAGGACTCATTACCAGAAGCCTTGCGCAGCGCCGCCATAATGCGATCCATTGCCGCAATCGGCAGCAGGTCAGTACCCACAACGATCGGGTTAGGGTCGAATTTCTGCATGGCAAGCATAAAGTCGCTGGCGTCCATTGCGATATTCGTCGGCTGAATGCGATAGTTGGATTTGCGCCAGGCCACGTTGTAAGCATCCAGAACCAGCTTCACGAACTCATCAGAGGTCATGTCAGTAATGGTCTTTCCTGACGAGTCAGTGACGAGTTGAACGCTCTTGCCTGTCAGCAAGCCTTCCTGCCCTTTTACACCCTGGTGGCCGACGTAGCCCGCATACTGAATTGTCGCGAGGGCGTTGGCATACAGATCATCCTGCTTTTTCGTCTGCAAGTTGATGTTGAGGCGAGCGATTTTCTCCAGTTCCTGCTGAGTCCAGGTTGCGCTTTTAGCCCACTGGCCAACAGGAGCCTTCAGCCATTCAATATCGCTATCAATAGTTTTCAGGCTGTTGGTTTTGTTACCAATGATGCCGTCTTTAACAGAGCCCATCACTTCAGATACACCGAAATCAACGTAATCAAGTGAGTAATCTAGACCTTCTTTAACCGGAAGGGCTTCACCGATATTAATCTCCGGCAGCTCTTTTTCCTGTAACTCCATGTCACGTTCGGTCAGCGCTTCCTGCAATACTTCTTCAAAATCTGCTGATACCATTGGCATTTGTTATGCTCCTTCCGCTGGCTGTGCTGCCTGCTGTACGTAACCGAGGGTGATAGCCACGCAGTTATTACCCGCGCTCACATCTTCCACCCAGTAGCCCAAATCAATGTTGCCGGCTGCTTCTGTTGTCACCTTCCCGGCATCGTCCCCCGTCGCCACGATGTAAGCCGCCGCGCCACGAGTAAAATCAGCGTCATCGACTGTCAGCGCGCCAACACAATCGCCGTGGGAAAAATGCCCCACGTTGACTTGCTTATTGTGCGGTGCACCATCACCGTAAATATCACGCACCACAATCCCGTGAATGCGTTTGCCAGCTGCGAGAGGCATCACGCCGCCGTCCGGGTTGACAGCTACGAACGTGCCGTAGGGCAATTTCGTTTCGGTCAGGTTCTCTTCCCCCCAGACTTTATCGTTAGAGCTGGAGGCGCGTTTGATTGAACCTGGTTTAATAGTGCCGTCGGCACCATCCCAGTCAGTAAATCCGAAAGCCATAGTTATTTACCCCCAAGGCGTTGAGTTGCGGTTTTAGTGCTTTTATTCGCTGAGTCGTTAAACAGATGAGCGCCGATTTCACTGCGTGGCTTCGAGGTGGCCTGAATGGCTGCATAAGCTGCGCGGACTTCGCTGTCAGTCATTGCTTTGACCTCAGCATCGTTAAATGCTTTAGTGCTCACCAGTACGGCGGCGCGCACGTCACGCGCTGATTTGGCATCATTGAAGCTGACTTTAGGGAAGCGGGCTTTCGCGTCTGCCAATGTGGTGCTGGTTTCATTGCCGGATTTCAGCTGCTCCAGTTCTTCTTCCAGTGCTTTAACCTTCGCTTTCAGATCGGCGTTTTCTGTTTCCAGCACGGTGATTTTCGCGTCCTTGTCGTCACCACCACCAGCAGATGGATCGTCATCGTTTGGCGATGGTGCTCCCGTCATGCCTTCCAGTTGTGTTTTAAGGTCAGCGAGTTGCGCCAGCACTTCCTGAGCCTTTGCCGTCGCCTCGTCAGTCCCTTGCCCCTGGAGTTCTTCCAGTGCTTTTTCCAGCGCGGCGATCATGCCGACCAGTTCGTCAGGAGTTAGCGCTGCACCGTCCGCATCCTTCAGTTTTTTGCCCTTCAGGAAACTCAGGGCGTCAGTTAATGTTTTGAACATCGGCTTACCTTTTTTGTCGTTTAACTTACACTGAGGCCCGTAGCGCCCCTCTGCCACGCCCGCGACGTGATTGCCGCGAATGTTGATGTGGTAAAACTTCCCGCCTCTTTCCTCGAGTTCAGCAGGCTCATATCCAACGGATACTTCACGTATCCCCGTTTCTTCCAGCGTCTTAATTGCAACGGCATCCGTCAGATAAACGTCGCAGACCACCTCGCCGCCCTCGATACGGGTATTGGCGATATGCCCGGATGCTTTGTCTTTGTGGTCAGTGGCGGTGACTTCCCCGTCGTCGGGGTGCGTTATGGTGAACGGGAGGCCATTGAATGAAGCGAGTGTTTCAGGTTTTGATAATTCGTCGAGAGTGCGGACAACAGTGATTTTTTTGTTGGCATCGCTGCCTGTGAGCCCCAGCTCGTGACCGTAATATTCAATCGGTCCGGCGCGGGTGATCGTCGCAGTGGTAATCACATACCCCTGCGGTGTTCGTTTCCACTTCATTGATTAATCCCATGAGACGTAAGGGAGAGCCAGGCATCGGCATTGATAGTCTTCTCCTGGCTTACCGATAAATGCTCCGATGGTGGAACGTTTCTTCCACGTTTTACCGCCGTCGTCTGAATAAACTGTCGGATCCGAATATTTGCAAAGCATGCCGTTCAGAACGAAATGGTTATCCCGTTCACGTTCATCGCCAGTGCCGCCCCACTCATACAGGTCAAGGCCAAGCGCCACATTACGTGCTTCAGTCAGGTCTGCGTTAAGTTTCGAGGTCTGGTCACGTGCGATTAGCCTGGCGCGGTTGCGGGTGACGTTCCCGCGCTCCTTGATTATGTCGATCAGGTTTTCATGTCGGCCACCGTCTTTCATGTTCTCGAAAACCGCCGCGCCGATATCGTGGATAAAGTCGGTATGGATGGAGGTGATCAGGTCAACGTTGTCATTAACCGCCTTTTCCATTTCTGGCTTTATCGCGCCCTCGCCGAGCATTCCGGTCAGATCAATCCCAAAAGCCTGAGAGAAAGTGCGCTGCGTCTGCTCTTTGTTCTGCATGTTTGCCCGCGTAACGAATCCGGCAGAGAGTCGGGCGGCAACCTCCTGAATTGAAATGCTCGCCAGACGCTGCATGACAGCGGCAAGACGCGTCGTAATCGAGAGAGGTGTGCTATCAGGGGCATCGGCAAGCACAGGCTTACCCAACTCGTCAATAAACGCCAGGACCATGCTGTCGATAAAATCCGTCAACCTGTCCCGATACCATACCTCTGCTCGCTTACTGGCGGTCGGTGGACGCATTCGCCGACGGCGCGGTTTCAAACGTCCCTGCTTACGCTCAAGAAGCAGTTTTAATTCCATAATCCCCTCAGAAGCCAGCATTCGCCCCGG